GAAGGGTTTTAGTAAGAGTTGAACTACCTGGCTGGTTAGTTGTAATAGTTACCGGATCAAAGAAATCAAGGCCAAGGGCAGCTAATATGCCTGTGTTGTAATTGTCTGTGTATAGGTCTAGCTCGATCGCATCGCATCTAACGCTAGTTTCAGCACGGCTGGCAACATAGGCACGGGCATAATCCAGCGCAACGGCATCGGTTTCCATTAGTAAATTTTGCTGGTTATAAGTATGGGCAAAATACTTCTCAACGCTGGCAGAATTTACTGCAGATTGAACGCTGCCACCTGATCTAGTGATATTAGCCTGGTTAAATACAAGGGTGTCATCTAATCGCCATACGGCATTGGCATAGCCAATATCTGTGCCGTTATCGTTAAACACGGTAGCCGTACCTGCAACGCTAGATACGGTTACGGTGCGATCTTGAAAGACAAAAGATCCTGTGGCATCAACGTAGAACGCGCCGTATTCGCTAGTGGTAACGGTCTGTAGTGCAGCTAAGGATGTGCGCGCTGTGCCGGGGTCTGCCTGCATAGTGGTTAAACCTGCATCTACATCGCGCATTGATGCTGGCCATGAAATTGTGTTAAGAATCTGGTTAATTCTTGTACCACTTAGATTGCCAGCAGCTTGCCCGGTGACTGTACTAATCTGGGCATTTTGTGCCAGTCTTAGGGCATCTACAGCTTGTATCGTTGTATAAACTACATCGCTAGCATTAAGCGGGGTATTAGTTGTATATGAAGTAATAAACCCACTAAACATTGGATAGGTAACGCTTGAGTAGGTAGCCGATATAGATACCTTACGCATTGGGTCAAGCAAGCCGTAATAGGGGCTGCCTGGGTTCTGTGGGTTAAAATCGCCGTTCTGATCCACGATGCGCAGGGTTAGTGTGCCAGTCTGAAATTCATCTACCTGTGGGCTGCGACCGCGTTTAATACTTACGCTATTGACTACATCGCTTACATCAACAATAACTGCAGTTGAGTCTGCAAGGATATTTGTATCTAGTATGCCTTCATCTAAAATCATAGTTTGAGCAAAACTTGCCCCAGTTGAAAAGTTAATGAAAGCGTTAATTACGGGTACGGTCATGGCAACGATCCTGCTGGGTATTGTGAATAGCCTTTGCGTTGAGCATTTACGAAAGCCTGATTGATTACTTCATCAAAATCATCACCATTTAATATCGAACCTTCAACTACTACTGTTATTGAGTTATCTACGTTGCCCGTAGATGATCCGCTAGATGATGTAGTGCCAAAAGTGCCATCCCAATAATCCCCAGGGTGTAACGGTTGCCCACCTATACCAAAAGGCGGCTTTGTAGAGCCACTAGGCGGTGCAATAGGCGTAGGCATTACTACAGGGCTTGCAAGTAAGGCCAGGTATTCTCTTAACGACTGCATTTTCGCTTGATCTGCCAATGCCTGCGCAGCTGCTATGCGGCCAATGATATCTACCTGCGTAGTGTAATTAAGAATATCCATTGTGGCCTGAGCCGATGCAACCTTATCTAGCGATGCAAGTTTTGCTATAGATAGCAGTTCTACCTGAGTTTTTTCGCTGTAGAAATTGGCCTCGGCTAAGCCGCCTGATTGCTGGATGGCCGCGTTGTATTTAGCGTAGGCAGCCTGTCGCGCTAGGGCAGCCTCCTCTTCAGTCATCTTTGTAGTTTTAATGCGCTGCAGTTCATCGAGTAGCAGCTGGTTAATGTAGTTAAGTTCAGTTTCGCTAATGCTCTTGATACCAGCTAACTTGTTAGTTTGCTGTTCTGCAGTAAGTATGTTTAATTGTTTAATATATGACAGCGCAGCCTCGCCGTTATCCTCCTCAATGGCCTGCATAGCCAATAGGCGCAAGCGTTCATCTTTATCGTAAGTTGCTTTAAGGGCTGCGGCAATCTGAATTTTGTTTATATCAAAGGTAGCAGCTGCCTTAGTCAAAGCTGTCCGCGCTTTTTCTAATAATAGTGATTTTTTAGCAGATAATTCTTTTGCTTTGGCAGCTGCAATTTCAGCTGCAGTTCGTTTATTTTCTGCAGATAATAAATCCTTTTGGGCTTTCTCATTTACAAAATCGCGGCTAGAACCTGACCCACCTGTAAATGCACGGCCAGCACGTGCTCCTAGCGTGCGCAATTCTGCACCCATATTTGCAAGCGTGCTAATATAAAAACCTATTACTGGAATAGCTTGTACGTAAGCATCTAAAGGTAATTGGAAGGCTTTACCCAGTAAAGGTATGCCTTTAAGTTTATCGCCAAGCGCACCTATGCCTCGAATAATATCGGCAATATAAAGTGAAGTATCCTCTAGTGCGCTGTTCCAATTTTCTATGCTCTTATCATTACCAAGCATAGTTAAAGCATTTATCAGTCCTTCTCCTATAGTTTCTTTAGCATTGTTAACAGCTACCTGTAATTTAGCCATTTGTCCGGCATAACTGTTAGCTGCGCTTAATGCTTGGCCAGCAAACAAAGTAGTTAGTTTCTCTTGAATATCTGTAAATTTACCTGTGGCTAATTCGGCTTTAGATATACCTACACCTAATCGACCGATTGCTTGTGTCTGCCCCAGGTAGGCCTTTTGCAGGCTTTGTGACACCTGGGTAACTGTCTTACCCGTGCCCGCCGCAATATCTAAAGATAAGTTTAATAGTTCTTGTGATTTGCTGACTGAACCCGTAGCGCGTAATAAACGATCCATAGCGGGGCGCAGTTCATCATCTAACACCCCAGTCTGTTTTTCTAAATTATCAATAAAGCGACCTACTAAAATAGCATTGTTATCGTAGTTAAGTCCTAAGTTTTTTATAGTCACGCCTAAAGATCGTGCAGCATTTTCATCCTCGATAAATGCTTTAGCTGATGCCTTGCCAAAGTTAATTATTGCTGCTGTGCCAAAAGCCAATCCAAAAGTTCTGGCTAAATTTTTTACATTTTTTTCTAATTTAGAAGTAGATTTGCCTGCTTTGTCAAAAGCTTTTTTACCAGTAAATTCAGCAGCAATATCAATAATTATATTACTCATGCGGCAACCTTTAAATTACTAACGGTACTGCGCTTGTTGAGATTAACTCTGGCTGTTTCTATGGCTTTAAATATTAGTTCAGTTTGCTTGCCTTCGTCTTGTTCCCATGCCCTGTACAACAAGCGTCCGCGCATGTCTTGACCAGTCCGCTTACGACCATAAATAGCACCTTGCTGTACAAACCTTGCGCCTGCATTAGGGTTATTACTTTTGCTTGCTGGATCTCCACCGGGATTTTTGCGCCCAGCAGTCTCAAATATTGCACCCGCAGCACTCATATTTTTAATTCTAAACAATGATCTAAAACCTTGGCTGTTTGGTTTGCCATAGCCTGTTCTATACACAATGCCACGGCGTACCGCTGCAGCTTCATAAAATGGAAAAGGTCGCAACCTACCATTTGCATTAAAGGTTTGAAACATGGATTGTCTAGCTGTAATTTTACCACCTGGATTAAATTTCCAGTTATACAAACCGTTAGGTACAGGAGTAGGCACAAATCCGCGCGCAGATTTCTGTATAACTTTAAGCGATTCAGTTATCTCTTTTGTTAATTGTGTTGCCAAGTCGGGCGCATAGGCATTAAGTGCTTTACGAAGTGCGATTACGCCCTTTGCTTCGACTGGCATCTTTCATCTCCTTATTTCTATCCTTCATCGCCTCTAATAAAGCTTTAAACATCCTGCTATCTAGTGCTAATAAATCATTAGGCGCGATACCCGTTTCCAAACTGATCCGTGCAATCAGGTAAGTAAACGAGTCACGCCCTATAGTTCCGGGTCATCATCCAGAACCTCAACCTTTTTTAATGTCTTTAAGAACTCAGCACCGAACATTGGCACGGTTTCGCCGCTAGCTCTTATGCACTCCCACGCTAACCAATAAACATCTGACTGCTTCTCGTCATCTCTAAAGGCTTTGTGAAAACCTTTTTTAGCATATAACTCAAAAGCGTATTCGATTGATGGCGTTACCGCATGCTCGGTTACTGCGCCATCGGCCCTAGTGATCTTTAACTTAGCCATTTGTTAGCCCCTGTTCTTAGTTGGTTATGGTGTTGTATCTACAACGATTACGCTGTTGCAGGTAAAAGTTATGCTCTGGCTAGATATGTCGCCCGGCGCACCGTTGATGTCTTGCGTGTTGTTCACAAGCACCGTAGTTTGATATTCCGGATTTGTAGCAGATATAGCTGCGCTGGTCTGCTTTAGCGTTAGCGGTACGGTTGTACCCCATGCTGCCTGCAAGGTTGCATTTACATTTGATGCAGCTGTATCGTTTAAGAAGTCCAGCTGAATTGTGCTTGCCTCTAAACCTTTAACAAATTTATGAGCTGAATCGCCCATAGCTGTTACTTCAAGTTCATCAAATACGCGGTTAATCGTAGCCATTGTTACATGGTCGCTTAGTGCAACGCTGTTCAAAGTCACTACGACACCATTGGATAAATAAATGGCCATGATTTATTCCTCTATTTTCTCGGTTGGTTTTGGTTTTGTTTCTTTTACTGGTTCGGCTTCGATCTGTCCGATCTTTACCAAGAACGCTTTTTCCTCATCTGTAAGTGACATGTCTTTAACTCCAGCTCGTTAGTACGGATATGGTGAATTCAGCGGTTAATAAATCGCCGCTATCAGCATTTAATACACCGGGCGCGCTAACGCTGGTTACATTAAATACAATGGATGATGCAGCTAGTAAGCCAAAGGCTGCGACTATAAAATCCTCAATGCCTTGCAGGTTGCCTTGGTTATCAAACATTGGCACGGTTAATAAAATCTTAAAATTAGCCAGCGGTGAAATAGTTGCGTAGCTGTTATTACTTGGCGTGATGTACGGATCTGCTGGGATTACTACGCAACTGTTAGCCAAGATGGTTGCAGGCGGATATGCGAATACCGACCAGACACCGTTATTGGTTAAAGCCGTTGCGATCGTTGTACGCAGCGTTGTAATGGCAGCCGTAGGCATTTACCCCACCATGCTATTCGGGTTCATGTACGGGGCTAGTAGGCCGCGTATCTTGCCTATCATGCTGTTGCCCATGCGGTAAGGGCTAGGGCTAAAGCCATCTAGTCCTACGCCGCCTGTTTGAGATACCTGGCGCGCTTGCCATATATCTACGGCCAAGATCATCGCAGCTTCTCTAACGCTTGCTGTATTAACGTAGGTAGCAGTCTTTGTATCTGCACCTAGCGCAGCACCTGATGGCACTACGCGCCTAAAGTTTTGATCGCTGGCAGTTTTTGCATATTGAATAAAACTATAACCCTGTGGTTGCTGATAATAATTAAGCTGCATATTAAATGCAGGCAATAAGTTTGTAGTGCCTGTACTAAATGGCAACGTGGCAGTAATTGTGTAAGTGCCGTTAAATGTAGAGCCAGCCCCGGATATGGTCACGCTTTCGCCTGTAGTAAATAGTCCGGGGTTGGCTAACATTACGGTTGCTACGTTGCTTACCAATGCAGTCCCCACGACTGGCGCAGTATCAAACCAAAGGAAACTGTTAATTTGATCTTGCGCAGCTTGGCAGCAGTCCTCGACCGTTGGATCTGTATAAAGAGTACCGATACCTAAATTGGCGCGTAGCTCGGCTACGGTGACGTATGTAGCTGCCATATCGGTACTCCTTACTCAGTTAGGGTCGGTAGGGCAAAGGGCTAATGCCCTACCGACTATTATTTTTTTGGAATTTATGTCAAATTAAAGCGGCGGATACCGCCTGCAATATTGACCATTGTTCCCAACATGCCATAAATGGCAATCTGCACTTGTAGATTTGCAACAACATTTACGGACATGAAAGCGGTAGGGCTTTCAAATACGGTGAACGCTTCAGGTGCAATAATGAACGCACTTTCATCGATAGTTGTACTTACTACGTTGCGATCGATATACAGGTCTAAGCCCAGCACCGATCCCTTAGCAGATGTAGTTGCAGCATTACCGCCGTTATTCATTGGGTTTCCCGCTGAATAAATTGGGCGGCCTGTTGAATCAGTTGCGCCGAGAAGTAATGACCATTGGGAACTTCCAGCCAAGTAATTCTTAGCAAAATAGCTAGAGGATGTATAGGCCAGAGGTGCTTCAGTTGAAATATAACTAATGATACCTGCGCTAGTTGCGGCTACTGCTGCGGCTTGTGTGCCACCTGCTGTAAGGGCTGCGACTACAGCGGCATCGGTTACTTTTAGATAATTGTTTACAAGTTCATTAGTAACAGCTTCCATAAAGCCAGGATCTGAATATTGTGTGAGCTCTACGGATAGGGTTTGCATACCTGAATACTTAGACATTGTAGTTGTTAGATATTCTGAAACTGAATCGGTATTTTGAACTGCGCCGCCTTCAACTTCAACAGTTACAGCTGGGTAAGTTGTAAACTTAGGCCGATTGATTGTTAAACCGGGGCCGTTCCAGGCTTGTCGATCTACGCACTCCATAGCAGGGCGGCCAAAATTACCTTGTGTTGAAACAATATCTTTCAAATAGTTGATTGGATTAAAGCCCAATCCAGCCGAGCTAAAATCGTCGGCCGCAGTAACGAATAAACGGCTTTCTTCATCGCCTAACGCTGCTTGTACTTTTCGTGATGTGTATGCACCCATCGATGTAATATCGTGGCGAACGGTCTGACTGTTAAGCACTGAAGGTCGGATGATTTGGCGGGCTGCTTCTACTGACGGTGCAGCCGCTTCCTCAGTCTTATCCTCGGTATGAGTTTCGGGGGCTGTAGTCACAGCGGCCTCGCTTTCTGTTTCGGTTGTTGGATTTGGTACTTCTGCTGTTTCGCTTTCGCTAGCGGCAATTTTTTGTACTGCAGCTGACTGAAATGCCGCTGTTTCAACCAGAGAAACTTCACGGAGTACAGCTGCAGTAACCAGGAGATAATCTTTTTCAGGCTTCGATGCGGTAACTTCAACACCGACGGATAAGCCATCCATTAATTTTTCCTGGGCTAGCAAAATCGCTTCAGATCCACCTGCACCGGCACTAACTTTGAATTGGGCAAAAAGTCCAAGTTCATTAGATTGCATGCTTTGCATGCGCCCTACCGGTTTTGTATTATCGTGTGACATTAATAATTTTATTTTGGATGGGTTATCAGCTGTAATACTGCCCGGTGCAAATACAACTTTGCCCGCGCTGGTATTTCCGATCTCGCCATAAGGTGCAATTTTGCCTGCAATGATGCGCCGTTCTGAGCTATCTATTGCTTCTATTAATCCGCTAAAGGTTAATATCATTTATATCCTCCATATTGGGTGCTAATTGCTCATCTTTGATTGCTTGTTCTGTAGTGATTAAGCCCAGCTGTAACATTTTTTCGATAGTGGCTAAACGTGTCATAGTGTCTGCACGCAAAAAAGTTTCATCAATAGCAAATTTAACAATGTTGCCATGTCGCGTAATGTCATCCATGCTCAAACGGTTTTCAATCGCGCTTATAAACGGCTGTAGTGAATAGGCTACAAATTCTTTACGGCCATCTAAAATATTTTGATATGTCATGCTGTTATTCATATCTGCACTTATGTAATAAGCGGGTACGTTCATTAAGCGCGCGACTTCAGTAGCTAAATATTGTGAGGCTTCCGCGTAGGCCATTTCTTTAGGGCTGAAACCAATATTTTGCGCTTCTAAAGTGGAAGTCAAATACGCAACGGATCGCGAAGCTCTAGCCGATCGCCAAGCGGCCAACAATCCTTGTATCTGCGCTTCGGGTAAATCAGCGCCGGTATTTTTCAATATCATTGTAGCGACGGGCGTGGCCAATGAAACCGCCGCAGCTTTTTGAATATCCAAAGCAGATTGTATTGTGCGACTGCCGGTTTCAAGTACAGCTGGCAATAAACTTTGAAAAGTTACAATACTTCCAATTCCTGACATTGGTACAGGCTGGCCATTAATTAAATACTGATCAACTTCCGTACCGTACTTATTAGTTTTTATAGTTACTCGATTATTTTGAATAAACTCAAATCCACTAGGGCGGCCATCGTCGGCGTATAATGATGTCACGCGCCAATAAGCAGTACCATAAAATAAAAGTGCATCGACTGTATAAGCAATAGTCACACTACGCGGCTGGCGTATATCTGGCTGCTCTAACCAGATTGGGCTTTCTAATTCTTTACCTGTTTTTTTATTGTAAAGTTCTAAATCAATACTTGATATAACTCCACAAATTAAATTACGACAACGGGATACTGATGCAACTTGCAACGCTATTGCGCGATCCATATAACCAGATCCATAGCCAGCACCGTAAGCTGCGTTATAGCTATACATGCCAGCCCCGTAGCCGCCATCCATGATGGCAGGGGCATATTGAGCAGTAACATCTGCCTTAGCTTTTAACCCTAAAGTTTCCAGTAATCCCATAGGTGGGATTTTCTCAAAATGTCAAGCACATTACCGATTCTGTTCGGCGTGTCGTTAAGCGTATATTTTGGCTTCTTGTATTGGCTTAGATAAGTGCATTACCAACATGGCTGCGCTGATTGGCGCGGCAACGCTGCCGCTGGATCGCTTACGGATTATTCGCCATGCCTGGTCGTTCGATTTTGCGGCCACATTGTCCATGGACTCGTTTAAGAATTCTTGATCTCCATGTACCACGCGCTTATTGTCTATGTAATCTTTGAAAGTCTGGCAAGCAATATAGAATTGCGAGCCTGAGCAATCCTCGGTTTTTACGCCTGAATTATGCAGGCGGTCGGCGATAGCCTGCCCGGTATATTTATCAAACAGCACATTTTTGGGCATCCACTCATCGCAATAAGCCTTTATATCAACCGCAATTTTAAGCTCATCGATAGCACGATCTGATTCCCATGTTTTAACTAGGCTTAGGCCAATCCTGCCATCGGGCAATATCGCACCAACCATTAAAGCTGCGTGGCGTTTAGAGTGCGGCTCAATGTCAAAAGCAAACATCGAATACATGCCAGGGGATAGGACTAGCTCAGGATCGGCACATTCATCCCAGCTTCCTGGTGTCCACGGTGATAAATCCGTTCCGACCCATTTGCACAAATTCTCAGTCATTACTGCGCTGTAATCGGATGTAGCTACTATTTCCTCTATCGCGGTTTCCGTTATTAAGTGACCTAAAGATGGGTTAGCCATCGCCCATGCTGATCGATCCCATATATCGCAGCCATCGTGCGCGCTGTACTCGTAATAGCCCACGGACTTAGGCGGCTTGTTTAGCGATCTTTCGCGCATATCATTTAAGACATGGCTATCCTTAAAGCCAGCATTAGACGTATAAAATCGCTGCGAATTAAAGCGCGTTAAGGTCGTACTTTTTACAGCATCCAGAGCCTCTGTACCTACATGGCGCAGCTCATCGATCCAAACCACATCGGCCGTTAAACCACGGCTAGAGTCTGCAGTCGCAGCGACTACGCGAACCTCTGCACCTGATTCTAAGATAATTCGGTTATTACCATTAGTGCGTTTATAAGCCTTTTCTATACTGCCGCCTTTAACCTGGCTGCGCAGAAAGTCATTACGATCAATAATGCCTGCCATGATCTCTAATGACTTCGAGGCCATGAGCATCTGCGAACTCATAATCAGTATATTCATTTCGCCGAAATAGAACAGGCCAGCTAGTACCCGCATACGCAGAACATGACTTTTACCGGATTGTCTTGAACAGACTAGCAGGCTAGATTTTTTTACAAACATGTCATTTTCATCTACGGCGCACATATCTCGCAGGATCACGGATTGCCACTCCAAAAGGGGCTGGCCAATTCTTTCGGATAGTTCAATGATGGCATCTACCCTGGAATTGCCTTCGACCCATGGCGTATGAAGCCTAGGCAAAATAGCCCCCGTTAGAGCTGGCGCAGCTTCTACAAGTTCTAGGGTCATTTAGATCATCCTGCCTGTATTCGGGTCTATATGAACCTTCTCGGTCATGCTCGGGGATAACGAGGCAGGAAAGGCAGGGGGGGTCGACTTGCTGCTAAAAAAACGGCCACCTTTAGAGCTGTTACACGACTTACACATAGATTGCAAATTATCAGCTGCCCACATATCGCCACCCTTTACACGTGGCACAATATGATCCACAGTATGCGCTGG